GAATCTTCTAACATTTCATATTCATCAAGTATACCGAATTGCTCGGTAGCTTTGTATTTGACATATAGTTGCTTCTTCTCTTTCATAATCCTACGAAGAAAGGCAAAATATATAATTTGTGTGAAGTATGCGAATGGATTTTTTGATTTATCTGGATCAAAATTACGGAAATACATGATACAGTTTTCAATACCATCAGAAATCATTTCATCTCGGAAAGAGTATGAAATAAAATTTGGTTTACGAGATAGATGCTCTGCAATTTTTAGAAAGCATTCACCCACATAATTTGGAATGTTTGGCTCTTCCTTATCGTTCTTATTTGCCTCATCACACTTTTCTTTATACTCTATTAGAGCCTTCAAGAAGTCGGCGTTATTTACATAATGTTTTGGTTTCTTTTCACTCATAATTTATCCTTAATTGCCTCATAAAGCGCTTGACTTCTGTTAGTCTAGCGGTGTTCCCGTTGATTGTAATTGCTTTAATACCTTATCCGTTAGCCTTTGAACTCTTTTACGATAATCAAATCCTAGTAAACCTGATTTCTTTCCACTCTCATATATTGGAGGAAGTCTATCTGTTGAATAATATTGGTCAGCAGTAATATCTATAACGATATCTTTATTATCTACTGCCCACCAATGATAGATACCCTCATCATCTATAGCACGATATAGTTTAATAACTTTAGTACCAAATATCTTTTGTAAACAACCTGAAGCATTATGACAATGGCCAAACATTGGATTAGAAGCATTTCTTTCTACCCATTTTTTAGGTAAAAGGTCAGGCGTTAAATTATTTAATATAATTTTACTTACTAATTTTAAATTATCAGGTGTATATTCTAACATTAATGTAATTTCTTTTTCCTATCATTAGATGAGTTTTCTAAATAACTTCTAATCTTTTCTTGTTCTTCAGGAAGTATATCTTCAAGAACCTCATCACGATATTCTAACAATTCATCTTTCAGTACCTTTAACACATCGTCATTTTTAGCTACCGATATTTTAGCTTGTTCAACCATATTAATATAGTATTCAACTAAATCTTCTTTTGGTTCAGCAAATGTTAATACATCGTGAAAAGATATGGTAGCTATATTATCAGAAACTACTTCAAGTGGCAACCATGGTACCATCATCATTACCGTTCCTTTAATGGATCGTTTGACAATCAATGACATAGGATCGTTCAATTGAATCCATTCTTCGCCATCATCCATAATACAATCGGAAATAAGGTCTTCTCCGTTTTGTAATCTGATAATTTTAACTCTGTGTTGTGGAAGTGCTGTCATGTTTTAATTCTATGTTATAGTATTTATAGTTAAATTTTTCATCATCATATATTTTAACACGTTCAATGAAATGTTTAATCGTATAGTTTGTAAATTTGCCTATACGAAAATCATCAGCGATGTCAAATAAAACCGCAGCTTCTTTATCGTCACCAATTCTTAAACCACGGCCAATAGATTGAAGATTACGAATACGAGATTTGCTTGGTGATGCGAATATAATATTATGTAGGTTACGAATGTTGACGCCTGTTGAAAAGGTGCCGTATGATGCTACAATGATTGCGTCTTTTTCTTTTTCAGTAATTGAACGGACCGATTCGCGAACCTCAACATCAGTTCCGCCAAATACAAAGAATACATGCCTATTTTTGGCATGAAGTTTGATATTAGCATAAAGGTCTTTACCATGTTTTTCAACAAATTGAAATAAAATAAGTGAATTGCCTTCTAGCGACAATGCTAGATTGCGAATGAAATCGTTACGAGCTGTATTTGAAACTATGTAATCAATCTCTTGATTATAATCCCAATCACGAGCCATCTTACATATAGGTTCAGGATGCTTAAGAATCAGACATTTAATTTTAAAATCTGCTAATTGACCTTTCTCAATTAATTCAGATGTTGAGGTTGCCTTATAAACTGGACCAAATAAACCCTCTAGTACCAAACGATGAGTTTGAGTTCCGTCTAAAGTTCCTGTTGTACCTATTCTATATTTAGAATTTGAGCAACCTGTAAGTATAGTAGTAAGTGATTTAGCTTTGAATTGGTGAGCTTCATCGCCCAAAACAAAATCAAACTGTTCAAAGTATTCACCTGAATTCTTGTAAATGGATTGCCATGTGGTGATGGTTAGAAAATTGTTGGTGTGTTTATCTTTACCAGAATATTGGCGATGACAGTATGTATCAGAATCATAACCATAGGATTTAAAATCAGAAAACATCTGTTCAACCAATGATGTGGTTGGAACTATTAATAATCCTTTTTTTAAGCCTGATGCTTGTAAGTAACGAACAATGACATAAAGTATAAGTGATTTACCTGAAGCTGTTGGAGATAATAAAAGAATTCTCTTATTACGAATAGCATGAATAAAAGATTTTAATTGATAATCACGAACTTCGTGTGGAAGATTTAATGTCTTAATAAAGTCTTCAGCTTCTACCACAGATAATACTTCGGTAGATATGACATCTGAATCTATCTCAAGTTTATAATTTCTTTCTTCACAAAACTTTTGAATATAAGGAACCAGACCATGATATATGGTAAAGTTGCGTAAGTCCGCCAGCCTTATCTTTCCATCCCAGAGCCTACTTTTATAAGCGGGAACGAATTGGTAACCTGGAACAAAGAATGTAAAGTAAGATGATAACTCTTGAGCTATACCCTTTTCACACTCAAACTGAATGAATACTTCATTCTTCTTATGGAGAATTAAATCAGACACCTTGTATAAATCTTTCCCAGGCTATGAAGTCGCGGAGTTGGAATGTGCGAGAGTTTAATTCTTTGAGTATTGAACCACACACATCTACGATTTCTTCGTGCATAGCTTTTGCAGCTAGACGAGCATTGATGTCTTCATCTGATTCTAGGTAAGTTGTGATTTCTGATTTTAAAACATAGGGGAAAGGTTGCCAACCATGTTGAGTAAGTTGGTCCTCGTCAAGTTTACCTGTATAATATTCCCACTTTAATCGCCTCATCTTACTGGCCTTAAATTCAGATTCTTTGGCCAATAGGCGATGATGTGATAGTATATTTAAATACTTGCTATGCAATTTGGGTATATCTAATAATGCTTTGCCTGGTTCTGTTCTATCAATGTCAGAATCCTTGCGCCACATTTCTAATAAATCTTCAAGTTGTTTCATATAGTTGAAATCCTCCTATTCAAAGGATACATCACTTCCATTAAATTGTCAAGCGTTTTTTAGAATAATTTCTCTACATCAAAGTAACTATACCGAAATGTAGCATCAGCTGTAATTATAGTATCTGGAGAATCTGTTGCACTCATTACAAAGGTAGAAAGGGTGGTAGGAAATACATCAAAAAACTTAATGTTATAGTATGGTGTATTTGATGATGAAAGCAAAGTAACAGTTGCATCAGAATATTGTGGTTTGGCTATTGGAATGTTTGTTGCATATTTGTTTAATTTACCGAGATTTCTATACTCAGCAAATTCTTTAGGGAAAGTCATAGCACGGATCCAATCATGTATTTCAAGCCACGATTTTAATTCTTCGTCAACGACAAAGGTGATATTCAATAAATCATATATGGCTTTTTCACCGGGAATATACACATCAACGAATGGGTTGGTTTGTGGAATTTCAGATAAAGAAATACCAGGCACACTTAATGATTGACAAAAATACCTAACATTGGGTGAACGACCAAAGTTAAGTTGAAACTTATTTGGTTGTAGAAAATTAGGGTTTGTTGGGTTACGATTGGTTGCTGTCATAATGGTTTATTTATGCTAAAAAAAAGAGGACCCTTTTTACGGAGTCCTCTTTAAGATTTATTGCTTTGCTAGTCTTTTATTATAGTTATAATTATAAGACTTATAGATTACATTAAGTTTGCAATCTTGAACGCACGGTAATAGTTGTTAGACAACACATTTAATGCGCCATTACCTTGTGAAGTACCTTCTGCAAATGGATTAGCAACTAGACCATATCGTGTCTTGAAGCCAATTTTTGGTTGGAAGTTGTTTGTATCAACTGCA